CAGTCGCCCCGTCAGCGTCCGGATGGCGACCGACGCTCTGACGATGGCAAGCCGAAAGACAGCGTCGGAATACCGTGAGAAACATGGCAGCGGGTGAACTTGCTAAAAGGTTCATAGTTGGATGACAGGTTTTCGGTGACTTTTTAAGGCGAAAAGACACAACACGGTAAATTCAGCCGGAACAGAGGCGAGGTCATGAACAGACCGAGAGAGCCTCCACAGGAGGAAACAGGATGCAGGAAATGAAATATTTCAACGAGGGAAATGATTGCGACATCTGCAAAAACCAACTCATGACAGGACGAGACGGAACGGTCGAGGATTGCCGGAGGAGACAGAATGGGTTGTCATGCAGATTCGAGGAGCGTGACATTCGGACATGTCCGGTGTGCGAACATGAGGTTGATCGTGAGGATATGTATTTCACAAAGGATTGTCATGGAATCCCGTTCAGACTGGTGTGTGACAGATGCTATCAGAGAATCATGTCAAAAGGATATGACGGGGAATATTACACAGAGGCAGACGAACAGATTGAGGACGACTATTGAGAGCCGAAACGGGCAGCAGTCGCCCGTCTGTGTGGGATGACCGCCCACGCATTGACAAGGCAGGTCAGAACAGGAGGTCAGACGGATGGAAGTCGGACGTATATTGCCAACCGAGGCAGCAGTCATATTGAATGTATCACCGCAATTCATCCGAATAGCGATGCAGCAAGGGAAACTCCCTATCGGAACAGCGGTGCAGATGTCATCAATATGGACTTATCACATTTCGGAGAAACTGCTTGCAGATTATTCCGGAAAAGACATACAGGCAGAACTTGAGAGAATCAGAGGAAAGAGAGGAGCGTGACATATATGTCAAAGGATGAAAGAAAAGAAATGATTGAGAATATCGCAGAGCGGTTCACACAGATGGATGACGTTGACAAGTCCTATATTGCCGGATATATGGCAGGAAAACAGGAGGAACGTCAGAAATGGGAGCAGCAGGGAAAGACAGCGGTTGCAACAGCGTGAGGATGACTTGTGTTTGATACGGAGGGGGGCGATTTACGAGGAATACACCTAAAAAATGAATATGCAGAGCATGAGAAAAAAGAGCAAAAAGAAAGGAGACCGTTGCAGCGGTCTCCCGTTTAGCAGTCTGTGTCAGACGCTTAAAACCTAAAAATATTATAGCAAATCTGACACCATATTGCAAGCATGAAAAAGCGGGGGAAACCCCGTGATTCAAAGGGTTTCAGACCCTTTTGACGACCTTGTGATGGATAGTAACAAGTCGTTGAAAAGTATATATAAGGGTAGCAGGAGGAACGGTGTCAGAATGGCAAAGAGAAAGAAAGGGATGACGTTCATCCCGTATGACTATGAGGCAGCATACAACAAGAGCCTTGAGGACATGAATGAGTTTTTTGTTGAGCAGATGTTCAAGCATGGGAAAAAGGTTGTATATGCACTCAAGGAGATACGAGCAGGAGACCAGTTCGAGGTTGAGATATATCCACAGTTCAAGAAAATGGATGAAGTACCTCCGGAGGGTCGGAGTATCAAAAAGGACAATGACAAGGCTCAAAGGAATCTGAACGACAAGAACGCAAGGAAATATGTGGAGCGTCTTATCAATGAGAATTTCACGGACAGGGATTTGTGGCTCACGTTTACATACGACAATGAGCATCTCCCTCCGGACGGAGACATCGACGCAGCAATCAAGAACGTGCAGAAATTCATCCGACGGGTGAATTATCAGAGAAAGAAAAAGGGTCTCCCGAACGCAAGATATGTCTATGTGACCGCCTACAATCCGACAGAGGAAATCCGGTGGCATCATCACATTGTCATGGATGGCGACATGGACATGGATGTGGTTGAGGGGTGTTGGAAACAGAGCAGCAGGAACGAGGTTCGGAGGCTGCAAAAGGACGAGAATGGTTTGACAGGAATGGCAAAGTATATCGTCGAGGAAAAGAACAGGGTGAAATCGGAGAAACGGTGGAACTCCTCACAGGGATTGAGAGACCCCGACATCAAGGTGGTTCATTCCAAGAGACCGACAGCAAAAGCCGGAGGATATAAGAAAATCGGAACATACGTCGAGACCATGAGAAAAGGACATGAGCAGGTTCGTGAGCAGATGTTGAAATGGTATCCGGATTTTGATTTTACGGATGCGGGAATCTATTACAACGATTTCAACTCAATGTTCTACATACGGGCGAGAATGAGGAAACGGAGGCAGCAATGAAAGTAAAAAGAAAGAGAAGAATGAGCAGGAGGAGACGGGAACGGACATATATTGCGGTGATGGTATTACTGGCGATCGCTGTGAGCATAGGTCTGACACGCTCTGTCATGCGAGATGACAAGGAATTTGAGAAGTATGAGCAGCAGTCGCAGGAGTTCAATGCACGGATGCAGAGAATCGACGAGAAAAGAGAGGCATCCGGACAAAATGCAATGCTTGAGCAGGTGCGAACATGGCAGCAGGAGCAGGACACAGAACCGGACAAGTATGCAGTATTTGACACCATGTCGGCAGACTGGGGAGGCGAGGAGGATGGATTCGTGCTCTATGAGATACCGGAGGAATACAGTCGGACAGGTGGCTATTTTCCGGAAAAGATGCAGGTATATACATATTGCGTCTGCAAGCAGTACGGGGTCAGATATGACCTTGTGGTCGCTCTGATTGAGAAAGAATCCGGATATAAATTCGACAAGGTTGGTGACGATGGTCATTCTATCGGGTACATGCAGATATATGAGGAGTGCCACAGAGACAGGATGGAGCGTCTGAACGTCACAGACCTCACGAACCCATATCAGAACGTACTTGTCGGGATTGATTACCTGTCGGAACTGATTGAGAGATACGGAACGATTCAAGATGCACTTGCAGCGTATAACTACGGGGAGCAGGGAGCAAAACAACACCTATGGAAAAACGGAATCTATGTGTATGAGTACAATCAGACCATCATGAGCCGGATGAAAGAAATTGAGGAGGAACTGGAGCAGGATGCAGGTGATTGAGAGGATTCTGCACATGTTGAGGGTCAAGGATTGCAGACATGTGTGTCTGTTCTGCGAATATTATGACATGTGCAAGCAGGAGACAGGCAGCAGGAAAGAGGTGAAAGAGAATGAACATGAGATATGCAATGAGAAGTGAGGACACGGAGCAAATCAATGTCGTGTCGTGGGCGAACTGGAATGTGAATCGTTATCCGGAATTGAAATGGCTGCATCATGTACCGAACGGAGGCAGCAGGAACAAGCAGGAGGCGGTCAAACTCAAACAGATGGGTGTCAAGGCGGGGGTATCTGATTTATGCCTCCCATACCCGAAAGGACTGTACTGCGGATTGTACATCGAGATGAAATTCGGTGATAACAGGCAGCAGGAGACACAAAAAGAGTTTCTTGCAGACATGGCAGCAGCAGGACATTTTGTCGCAACCTGCTATTCAGCAGAGGAGGCGGTCAAGGTTATCGAGGAATACTGCAAATTGATGAATCACAAAATGGGAGATTGTGAAATTGTCATGCCATTGGAAAACAGAGAGGAATTAAGAAATATAACAATGAGCATCCCGAACAACAGCATCCTCAAGAACGGGGAAATCAAAGAGAGCAAACCGAGAAAAAAATGAGGAGGTGCAGCAGGATGACGGTCAAGGATGTTATGACGTTGCTTGAAAGTCCGGACAGGGTTCGGGTCATCAAGGACGGTGAGGAGATATACAATCAGTATTTCGCAAACATGGAGGTTGACAAGGACATCGTCGAACAGATAGGAGATGCAGAGGTCAAGAGATTTCGAGCAATTCCGGAGATCACTCACAGGAAATACAAGGAACGGGGTCTCATTGCACCGATGAAACCGGAGGAAACACCGGACTATTCTTTCAGAGATTTGCAGTTGTGTATATACCACACAATCACGATATAGCGGGGAGGTGAGGACATGAGGAAAATCATCATTGTGGCAGCAGTCGTTGTCATAGCACTGGGAGCAGGGTTCACATATACACTCTACAAGGTGGGAGAGGGGATGCACCTGCACCGCTGCGGATGGAGACAGCCGGACGACAGAGGTTTCATGTAACAGGTAACAAGAGGATAACAGGAGGAACAGAAAAAATGAGAATTATTGCAGTTATGTCACCGAAAGGTGGAATCGGAAAGACAACGACATCGGATGCGATCGCCTACATGTTGGGAGAGGAGCAGGAGAAACGTGTTCTCATTCTCGACGGAGACCCGCAGGGCGATACATCCAAAACATTCGAGGCATACGAGCCGGAGGGAACAGGAATGAGTGAACTGCTTGAGCGTCATGTGAGTGTGGGCGGGTCATACCGGACAACGGACTTGATAAGACCCACACAGTACAGTCACATTGACATCATTCCTGCAAACGGGTATCTCATGCAGACAGACATGAAACTGCTGCTCAAGCAGGAGGCAAATCAAGTCACGAGGCTGCGGGATGCACTGGAGGAAATATCCGAGGCATACGACTATTGCATTTGTGATTGTGGTCGTCTGCTTGATATGGTGGTCATCAACATTCTACTGGCAGCAGAACTCGTCATCGCACCCGTAAAGGTCGGAGGATATGAAAACGAGGCGATTCACAATTTGCAGGAGCAGGTTGACGACCTGCGGGAAATCAATCCGGAACTCCGAATCAAGGGTCTTGTGACCATGAGACAGAAAAACAAGACATCACTGGATTTCGAGGAGTGGATGAAAACCAGTTCCGGTTTTGACATGTTCGTCACACCGATTCGTCGGTCGATTGTAGCGGAAAAGGCATCCATGAGAATGGCAGTCCTCCCGCAGTTTTCAAAGAACTGCATCGTGTCACAGGACTATCGCAATGTGGTTCATGAATTACTCAAGGAA